AATAGGGGTATAAAAAATGTTAAAGGAACCTCGCAAAGCCTTTGTTAACAATACTTTACAAATAATTCGGTGCGTCTTTTTTAAGAGCAAAAAGACGCACCGAATTGAGCACCAATTAATTGCCTTTATTTGCCATTAAATGAAATGATTTAAAAAGAAAAAGCCTCAAAATCATTGATTTTGAGGCTTTTAGGGTGGTTTTGGATTTCTCCTAGCGGTCTGGACGAGACTCGAACTCGCTGTCTAAGTAAATTGAGTTATAGCTTTTTAAGAAAATTCCTCGGAAAAGGTTCTCCTTTTCTACTGTTAAAGGATGTCAGGACATAACAAATTTCATAATATCCCCAACTTCTTTTTCACTTCGTCTCTACTTAAATTTATGGCTAAGCTTTTACCGTTAACCAGCTGTACACTAAAAGCAACGTCGTCAACATAACTGAATTGCACACTTACAATGTGATTTTTATTCACTAAATGCAAGAAGTCCTGGTTATCTTTAAATTCTATATACATTTATTTTTTATGATTATTTAAAAGTTAATACTTCACTCTACAATTATAGACAATCGGTAGCAACTTATCTAACTTTTAAAATTCTTATGATCTAATACTATTATTTTATCTAATTAAGACTCCAACCCGCTGTCCCATTTAATAATATGTAGAAATCCCTAAGGGCTTCGCAGATAATTCCTGTCCTATTAGGACTCGAACCCTCTGTCTCAGCAATTATTTAATCCATTAATAGAATACAATGAATCACAAACTCCAGGTCCATTATCCTGATCTAAAACCTTATAGATAAAATCCACAATAGCAGCATTCTTTTGCCGTTGTTAGATAATAAAAATTTTTTGAAGGAATTAAAGATTAATAGCTTAAAAATATCAACTATAAAAGTTTCTTTAAATTTTCATTAATTTTTTTTCTTGATTCTTTGACTAAACCTTTTAATTCTGCCAATCTCTGGTGATAACCCACGATGTGGTCCTGAACAAACTTGTTCTGAATCTCATAAGGCACATATTCAATATAGTACTTCTTAAAATCTTTCGGCCTAATTGTTAGTTTTGACGTACCATCTGCTAAATCAGAAACAATCTTTTTTCTGATATTATTGAAGTATGTATTGTAAAATTGCATATTCACAGGATAATCTTTTGGTCGCCTGGGTGTTAAGACAATACATAAATTGCTTGCAATAAATTTACCATTAACATAATGGCTGCGACCAAGGGATCCCCCTGCACTTACAACGTAAACAAGGGCTTCTTTTTCGTGAGTAAACTCGCTATGAGTTTTCCATTCTTCTGCACCCGTTATAAAATCAAAATCTCCATCTTCACTGTTATCACTTGCCAGAGAACCTTTCTCAATATTGAACAAATCCGTAACCTTCATTAAGGTTGCATTTTTGCTTTGATTTTTCTGAAATCCGGAACAATTTAAAACCCCTTCTTTATAGATTAGTTTCTTTTCTGAAATTCCTTCAACTTCTTTATTATTAAAGATAGTATTACTAATCTCAGTACTCAATTGTGGCCACTGATTATTCTTATCCACTCGCCCTTTATGCTGAATACTTACGAAACCATCATCCTCCAGGTTATAAAAGAGAACTTCATCACTCTCGTCATGTGGAGTTTTTGTAAATCCAAAGATGGAGGTATTGACCGTTCTCTTTTGTTCTGAAAAGAGCTTATATGGCATCCGGATTACAAAATCTAATTTAGCAATGTTTAGAAGATCTTCAGTCAAACCTCCCTGATTTTGGGTTAAGGTAGGGGTAGGCATAATAATGATGAGCTTCCCGTTAGGTTCGATATACTTTAATGCCTGAATTGTAAACTTTATGGAATTATTTCTTTCGTATGGAGGGTTAATTATACTTTTTGTAGGTTTTAAACTTTTAATATAATTAAACAGATCACGATCTTTATTTTTTACAATATTTTCATTGATATCATTAACTAAACTACTTCTAAATAACAAATTTGTTCTTCCATCACCATGTAAAAACATGTTGGAGCATGCAAGAGCAAATAGAACAGAGTCCACTTCGAATCCTATCAACTGATCCTCCTTTATTTTTTTAACCTTATCCTCATTATTGTTAGCTTTGGATAACATTACTTCCATTGCCTCCATTAAAAATCCTCCGGTCCCAGTACAAGTGTCGATCACTACGTCATCAACATGTAATCGTGCAAGATTTACCATAAGACTTTTGATGTGGTCAGGTGTAAGAATTATGTTCTTATTATCAATTTTGCCAGCTCGTTTTAAAAAAATCTTATAAGCCTTGCCAAGGATATCTTGTTTTTCATCATTCTGAAAAGGTTTAAAAATATCCTTTTCTATCTTCGTAATTATTGCCTTATACTCTTTTAATGAATAATCAATATTTTTAATAAATGAGAAACGATCCTTCCAGCTATAAGACTTTGATAAGTTATTGATCTTGTTTGCCAATTGGCGCGTTATTGCCTCTAAAATTGCTTCATTAAGATTATGAGCCTCTAAAACAGTTACTTTTACTGTTGACACTTCCTCTTTTGTGGGTGCCTGTATATTCCTGTAAGTTAATCTAAAGGTGTTGTCCTTTAATGCAATCATCAAACCTGAAAAGAATAGGCTTCTTTCAGTATCTTTTACTTTATTGTTGTCATTAAAAGTCTTATTGAGTTGATTTAATGTTTTAACCAGGTTCTCGGTTGTTACACTATCCCCGTATCTTTTTTTCCAGTACAGACTTCGGATATTATTCAGGTTTAGTAAATCTCCTTTCTGTAGAATGTGCTTCACTGGCACTTCACCTTCGACTTTTAAAAAATAATCTACTTTTATGCTATCAATGTTTTGACCTGAAACAGCTATTCCGATAATGTCTTTATCAATGTTATTTTTTACCATGTAATGTTGGACCTCATTTATAGCTTGATCCTGATTTAATGGTTTAGCCTCTACAACTATTACATAGTCTTCTTCCTCTAAAAGAAAATCTGGGTAACCTTTAAAGTTTGTTCCATTCTTCGAAATAAACTGATATTCATTCGCAATTGCAGATTTCTCTCTAAAAACTGAAGAGCCGTAAAAATTTCTGAAAATATTTTCAGTAACTGTTTCACTTGTTTTCGTCATGATGTAGTATTTACCTTTCGTGCCTTTCTGAATAAGTACTCAATAAGGGAGGTTGATTTTTGTTGAAGTGCTTCAAAGGTCTCACAAAATTTTAACTATATCAAAATAATTTTTAACTATGGAACATTTCTTATTTTGTTCCTGTTGATCAATGATCATTAGTGAAAATTTGCACCTAAAGTACCTTTTAGACCAATCGTTTTCTCAAAAAGTTTTTGAATGCTAACATTAATTTCCCCTATGATTCTATCTTGATTAATGACCGCACCTAAGTAGCTATTTTTTTACTTTTATTGTCTTGGTGTGTTAACTTCATTTTTATTTTCAAAAAGTAATTTTGTAAGGATTTCTTTTTTCTTCGTCTTAAGGAAGGCCGGAGCCATTTATTAAAAGTACATTTTGTTATGGTGAAATCTTTTTGTTATATTACTTGTTCAGAGGCTCGGTTGATTTCCACAAAAAGCCAGTATCAAGAAGCTAAACCTGGTCAGTTTCATAAGCTTTTAATGCACTTGAAATATTGTACTAAATGTCGAAAATTTCATTGTGATAATGATGCACTAAAGAATTTACTCAAAAAAAGTAAAGTACGGTGGTGTAGTAAACCGGAGAAAGATATCTTGAAAAAAAGATTCTATGAACAAATTAATCTCCTACAGAAAAAATCTCTCTTGGACGGTTAAACTTTAATAGATGACGCTATAAGAAGCTGCTGCCATTCTACTCTGCAAATTCCCATTTACAGCCTCCTGCTGTATTGTAGTCATTCTCGGCGATAGACGATTTGTTTACTCCAGTTCTTTTAATGTCGGCAATCGAATAATAAACCTGAAGAAGTTCACCCTCTTTAGAAAATTGATATTCTCTTTTTTCGGTTATTCTCCAAAGAGGAATTATTACTAAAGAGACTGTACCTCCAATAGTATCCCGCACCGCTTTTAAGCTCACCTAAGAACCCTCTATTCAAAGCTTTTTTCCACCATCAGCATTACCTGCACGACCGGCAGATAATGCTTTAGTGGACCTAAATGAGTACTCGCATTTTCAGAGGTTTTTTGGTAAAGGAGAAACCATCTCAAAAGGTTTAGGCAACCGAAAATACAGCATAACTCCTGTGAAATTATAGATACAAAAGATCCGCATCTCTGCGGCCCCTATTAATCCTTACTCTTAACCTTATTGATATTGCCATTGATATCCACCTACTACAGAATATATGCCTCTGCAGCATTTAGCTATAGATGATTTATTAATTCCTGTTTGTTGTGAAGCTTCAGCTACTGAATCATATCCTTGAATAAATTTTCCCTCTTTGGAAAATTGATAAACTCGTTTTTTACGTTTATCCTCCAAAGAAGTATAATTATTATACAGTCCATAACTCCAATAAGATCCTGCACAGCTTTTTAATTCACCTAAGCATGCTTTACTGATGGTTTTCCTATCCACACCAACTGCCTGTCCTGCTTCTGCAAGATCCTCATATGCTTTTAAAAATTCTCCAGTTTTTGAATTGTATTGGTAAATCTTCTTTTTGAACCCGCCCCCAGTATCAGCGTTAAATCCGTTTTCTTCACTTCTGTACAGTATTATGTATTCTCGTTCCTTTTCAGCAGCTTCGTTTGATGTAGAAGCTGAATCTATCTGCTCCCATTCAAAAGCATCTGGACCATAAGTAGCTATTGCTTCCTGAAATCTATACCCTTTCCCTGATTTGGCCTTTTGAATATGATCTTTCTTTCTTTTTTTCAGATCACTCTCTGTAGTTCCGATATACACTTTACCGGTTTCTTTGTGGGTTACTTTGTAAATTATTCTTTTTTTTAGCTCGTCATGATCATTCTTTTTTTGCATGATTAAACATTTAGAATTCAAATGTCCTCTCCAGCCTACGGGTTATTGAACTCTAACTTTAACCCATGAGCATGAATGTCTAAGAGTTCATATTCCTTGCTAAACAATAAAACTCCCAGATCTATATTTATGAATAAAGGTGCAATGCATTTTCCTGCTTAAGAACAGATGTAGTGTTCCTGGAGGAAATTTATATCACTAAAAAAGCATGCACTGCAACGTTCAAGGGAAGATCTTATAATCTATAAGTGAAGAATTTTAATTTAATGTCCGTAGATCTTCTGCTGATAAAATTAATAAAAATCTCTCTTATTCTTCTCTGGAGAATAAAACTTTAGCAAAAAAAAAGGAAAGAAAAGAAGCCCATTTTAAGGAGCTCCTCTTCATTCCCCACGGCATCATTCGTCACTGATAAAAATTTTGAAATGGTGGTAGTAATAAGGCATATTCTTGATAATAAAAACAGTAATCATAGAAGATGAAATCTTTACCTTACTTACCTGTTCCATACTCCCCTTCTTTAATGCGCCTAAATTGTGTACTACAAGCACGTTAAAAGGACATTTTAGCTCCAATAACTTATTCTGCCACGTAACCACCCAGATTTTATCTGGTGAAGAATACCTGAGCAATTCTCCCCATTCTCTGTTGTTCATTCACTGTTGCTTTGTGGATCTTTAATTATTTAGAAACCAGTTTGCCCTCTTCTCTTCTATCGAATTACCCAGTTCTTTTACGAACTCGTATGCGCATAAACCACGTTCCAGAAAACTATCTATGTACGAAGCCTTGTTTGCTTCAGTGAACAAATTATATAGATTCCACAAAGGAAGAGTGCCGTCTGTTTTTCTTTGAAAATTTTGGCAGCTATAGTAATTCCTAATAACATTGTTCATCTGTGAGTCCGTAATAGTTAAATCTGGCAGCCCTTTTTTAAAGTTTTTGGGCATATTATGATAAAGCCTTATTCTCCCAATAAGAAAAGCAAACTGAGCCTCGCTCAATGAATAATGTTGCATTTTATCCAATACTCCAAGATGTTCACTAATACTATAAGTTCTCAGCAATTCTTCAATATGGGTATCCAGATCTTTAACTGAACCTACTCTAAGATCACTTTTTAAACCATCGGTGCTAACGCAAAGATTGGTACAAACTCTGTTTGTAAATCCTATAAACACCTTAAACTTCTCTAAGGATTTTGTGCTATATAGGTTTTCCTGGTTATAAGCTCTTACACCGCCAATACTTAACGTTAGCTGATTCCCATTTATCGTTTTAGTGACTTCTGGAATATTTAGAAGAAATGCGCACCTCTCATAGTAAATCGTTTTCTCGTGCTCTAATAGATCCTTAACTGGTTTTCCTATAGCAGAAGGAATTCTTCCTTTTACTACGTGACTTACCCTTATATTAGGATTTGAAACCCTGAATTCCGGGAATAAATCTTTCACCATTTCTGTTGTTCTGTCTATAAACTGATAATGGCTTATTGTCGACTCATTATCTTTACTGAATACTGGAATAATACATTCCTCTTTTAGATGAGATAAACTTACTTCTTTTGTATTAGCTTCAATAAATCCGCTAAAGTCATTATTGCTTATTACGTCGTGATCATCTATTACTTGATCTGACCATTTTCTCACTGTTATTTCCATGTCTTGGCTTAATTATTTTATTTGATTAGGCGAAATCACCTGATCTCTTATCTGTTCTATTTCTGTCTTGCGACTGACTATATGCGGATATATATTCTCTTTTAAAGAATTGTACTTACTGTAGACATGCCGCAAACCTTCTAATGTTTCGCACTTCTTGATGTCTTTTAACGCTTCCTGCACTTCTTCATGCATGTTACACCACTTTATCAGTTTCTTACCGGTAGCAGCATTAATTACAAATTCTGGTTTATCCATAAACAAACCTGTCCTATCTTTAGATGCCTTAGCCATGTGCTGATCATTAATCAGCTCTAAACCAATAGTCAGTTCATATTCAAACCCTTCTCTGGTAATTTCTTTGGTACCATGTTTTACCACCTTTGTTTTACCATTTTGTGCAACTTCGAGTGAATAATCCATCTTTCTCCTTGTGGTTGTAATTACATGGCACTTCGAAGCCAGGATGCAATCTAAAAATGCTTGATGTCGGGGGGTAATTTTGGCCCAGTCCTGAAATCTTCCCCCAAGCTTTTCATGGATTTCAAGACACCCTCCTGCACCTATCCATTCATGTGATATGCTATCAATTATAATCACCTCCATAGAAGCACTTTCGCACGTTCTAATGGCTTCAATGTATCGTTCTGGGGTGTAAGGCCTCTCCAGAGAAAGCACGTTAAAAGGACCGAGATGTGCATATAAATTTGCACTTGAATTTTCGGTATCAATTAAGGCAACTTTGGACCAGTCTTCTGTCATTCCATATGCCATTAATAATGCACTGAAGGATTTTCCGAAGCCGCTTGGCCCAGTTAATCCTATGCGCAGTTTTACCTGTTCTCTTTTTGCTGTTTTTAATTCCATATTGATTGTTGTTATAGTTTATAATCGAGTTGAGTAGAAGGCATAAAAAAAGGCTTCATTCCTGAAGCCTTCTTTCTCCCCAATGCGGCTATATTACTTAATAGCCTCTGTAGTAGATACAACATGTGCTTGCATTAAATCCAGGTTTTCATCTACATACTCCCACCTGTGTTGCATTTCTATTTCTTCCCCTGTCTCCGTTATAACGAATTTATAAGGATCACACGCCACTTTTTTAATCTCACCATCAAAGGTGGTTCCTAACACACTTTTACAGGTTGCTTCATCAAAGGTTGTAGGAACTTTAGCTGTCCTAACGGTAAAATAAATTCTACCTGTTCTTTGGCTTTTCACGGGTTCCACTCCCCCTTGAACAATTAGCAGGCTAAACGCCTCACCATTCTCTTTTGTTACTGTTTTAAAATCTTTTACAATTACCATTTTTAAAAAATTTAATATTATACAAAGTACCCGGGGGTCCTCCCCATTTTTCTAAGGTGGAGGGGGTGATGTATGGATTATCCGGCATTCATGCAGTTATAATAAATATTGTTAGTAACTAACACTATGCTATACACCTAACCTCTTGATATAGTGGATTTTTTTCGCTAACTTTGCTTAAGAATATTTAAAGCTTCTTTCAGAGCAACAGTCTTTCCAAAGACATATCTTACCAAAAACATATAACCCTTTATTCTCTAAAGAGGAGTAAATATTATAACAGCAAAATTCCTTATGTTGTTTTAGTTTAAGATTTGCACTCCAGATGTATGTTGATTTTCCTCAGGGTTTATAAACGTAATTTATATTATTCCTATTTGAAGAATAAAGGGTTAACGACCTGGATCATACTCCTGACTGGCCTATATATTTGTCCTTGCAAATACACTATAAATTCACTTTGTATTCTATAATCCAGTTTCTTTAAAGGATGAGTACTTGAACAACTCCGTACCTGTTTTAAAAGCTTTGATACCTACTAATTCGTTTTTATCACTGTTGTATTCAGTCTCCGCAAAGAATCGATCAATAGCGTATAAGGAGAATGTAGAATGCTCCGTGAAGTAATGTTCTAAAAAGATACCTATATGGAATGTAAGATTAAATTGCTCCTGCTCAGGTAGCCTCTTGAATTCATACAGGGTAATCCTTTTCATTGCTTTCTTTCAACGTGAAATCTTAATTGGTATTCTTCTTTTGTTTTTGGATCCCGAGCGTAGTAATCTATAATTTCCACTTTCTCTTGTTCCGGCAACACTATAGTGACCTGTCGGTTATTTCGCGTTGTACAGAGAATCTGCAACAGGCCATCCGTGTAACTTACTTTTTGTACAGTTAAAACCTCAATCTCCTTACCTTGGTTCATCTCTGTTGCAATGGTTACAGAATTAGGATCAAAAGTAATTTGACGGTTAACCTCTTCAATATGACTTCTGAAGATTGTGGGAAATGATTCTGTAAAATAAGATGTATAGACAGCTTGTGGGTAAAGAGTACCCATCCAGAATAACAGTAACAATTTAATAATGAACCTCATCCCTTACGATTGGATAACAATTTAAGATAGTAAAACTTTCGTTATCTGTATAACTGGAAAATAAAAAAACCCTCCATAAGGAGGGCTCGTTTACCTAACTACGTTGTTCTTAATCTGCATATTCAAAAACAACAGCATCTGTATCTCTTAATGTTTCTCTATAGTAAACTGGATGGTCTGTTTCGTCATATTCTATCTGTGCCTTAAAATCTAATTCTCCTCCATCGTAGATCTCAGTAACATTGTGTGGATAACCTATTACATTATAATTAGAAAGCCCGCTGATGTTTGCAGGAATTATTAAATTGGATGTTTGCCAGTGATAAAAAAGTGGATTAACTGCATCATCAGTTTTTATCTCCCCTCCTTTTGTATAGCTTGATCCTGAAGATTTGCCAGTGGCAGTGTAACTCTCTAATTCACCTACTGAATTATAATAGTACTTAGTTATGAAGTAATCAGAACTCTTGTTACTTCCGTAAGCTTCATACAATTCAGTAATAAACCCATTAGAGTTATAGGTGAATTCCATGATCACTTCACCACTATCATCTGTTATATTTTTTAAGCGATCTCCCTCGTAGTGGTAGTTGTAAACTTGTTCAATATGACTATCCTCTGAGGTAAGATCAAAACTAAAGTCGGTAGGTTTGTCAAAGAAATCCTCTGATTCTAAAACTTTCTCCACCTGATTATTACTGTTATAGAAAACTTGAAAAGCAGAGTAATAATCATCATGTTCAGAGGTGCTGTTACCCAACCCTTTAATTATTTTTCCATCTTGGTAAAGAAATGCTACATCATCTCCTCCGGTCATTTGAGACAGTTTTTGATAAGTCTGACCAGGTTGTGGTGTTGGCTCTTGATTATTTTCATCATTTTCAGGACTGCAACTTACAATTGATAGTCCCAGAGCCACAGCTAAGTAAATTTTTTTCATTTTTAAAGTTTTAATTGGTATGTGAATAAAAAAAGTGGCCTTAATAGCCATGCAGTTGGAGCACTGTAGGGAAGTATCAACAGTGCTAAAATATAAAATAGAATGACACAGTAGGATAATTCATACGGAAATTATGACTCATTTTTTAGTTATTGCAGGAGAAACTATTAATTTAACTTATCTGCTAACTTGGCCATCTCCTTTTGCACTTTCTCTTCCAGGATCTGACCATAATGCGCCTGAGTTATACTAATTCGTGAATGTCCTAAAAGTTTACTAACCACCTCCATTGGAACATCATTTAGAAGTAGAACAGTGGTAGCAAATGTCTTTCTGGCAATATGGTGAGTGAGATTAATTTTAAGCTCACACAGGTCAGCTATTTCTTTTAGGTAAGCATTAAAATGAGCATTTGTTTTGGTAGGCAGAACCCTCCCATCCCTAAAACGGTCGCAATAATTATCCAGAATTTCCTGGGCCACCGGAAGAAGTGGAACTGAGATAGACTTACCAGTTTTTTGGCGTTTCAGCTTTATCCAGTTTTTACCATCACTGCCTTTTATAATATGCTCTTTTCTAAGATTGCTCATTTCTTTAAAGGCTAACCCGGTGTAACAGCAGAATACAAAGCAATCTCTCACCTCTTCTAACCTCCTATTCCCTAACTCTTTTTTTTGAAGTCCGTACAGCTCATATTTTGAAAGGTATACCACCTCCTTTTTTACTGGTTTAGGTTTATGCATCAGAAAGGGATTTCTATCAAGATACTCGTGCGCTACAGCAAAGTTTATCATCTTTTTAAACCTCTGAAGATTTTTATTGATGGTACTCTGCTGCATATTCTGCTCAGTTCTTAGGTAATACTCAAAATCCTTTATAAACTGGTATTTGAGCTTACCGAGCTTAAGATCCTTTTGCTTATACTTTCCTTTAATGAATTCCTGAAGATGTCCTTTTGTATTTTCAAACTTCTGCCAGGAAACCACCTTAAGATCTTTACCTATAAGTTTTTTATAGTAGTTGTTATGATCTTGGTATGCAGCAATAACACCCATCTCCATTTTAGTGTCCTTTCCGCAGTAGATCTTGTAAACATCATCTACATCAAAAGAATCATCTTTAACCTGGAGCATTAAAAAAGCCTGACCGAGCTTTTGCTTAATCAGGCTTAGTTGAGTATTTATATTCTCTGCGTTTTCTTCTCTATCCAGTACTTTCTGCATTTTCTTGCTCCAGTAGTCCGGCCTTATAAATATTCCCGTAGAGAATTGCTTTCGCGATCTTTTCAAAGACAACCTACAAAAGATAGTCGTCATCCCCTTTTTGTTGATCCTGTGGGGTTTTATTAAAAATAAAATTTTCATGAGATACGGTTTTAAAATTTATTATTTTCCTCTTCTATTAAAGAGCGGAGGCTTATGGAAACTTTATATGGCATGATTCTTCTCCTTACAGGAGGTGTTATCATCTATTATCTTAATAAACAAGTGAAGTCTAAACAGGAAAAGGGAAAACTTCAACAGGTCAAGAAACAATTACAACAGCAATATCAACAGGAAAAGAAGAATTGTGACGTTTATATAGAGGAGAACTTCGAAATAGCCTATGCTGAAACTTTTCTTTCTGCACAATTAACTCTTGAAGCTGATAGAATTCCTATTTGCAGAAAATGCGGTAATAATAAAATGCAACTTTGGAACGTGGGACCATTCGAAATGGATTACAGATGTACCGTATGTAAAAAGAAGTACTCGGGCAATACCTATATAGGTTCTGAAAAGGTGAATGAACTCTACACTAACTTGAATAATCTTTACCTTCTCATAGAAAAGATATTTTCAATTAAACGCAAAGGATTAACCCAAGAATGGAATGAGCTAATAAGTTTAATTGAATTTGATTATTTCAAGCTAAGAGCCGGAACACCTTATGTCCGTGCTATTTATTTTTACACTAATGGCGAAATAGCCTCCCCCACCAAAAGTGATAGAACAATTCCCCAGCAAATAAAAGATTTAGTTTGGCAAAGAGATAATGGGAGATGTACACAATGTGGTACAAATGAAAATCTGGAATACGATCATATAATTCCTCATTCCAAGGGAGGTGCTAATACTTATAGGAATATTCAGCTACTGTGTTCCAATTGCAATAGAACAAAGAGCAGCAATATAGGCTAAGACAAAAGGTGCCCTTTTTATTTTAAGGGGGTGCACCTAAATGCTCCCTTTTTTTGTAGAATATGTTTAAAAAAAACATTCAGGTGAGATTAATCAGAAACCTCTACAAAACAAAAAAGCCCTTCCCTTGAAGGGAAAAGCTTCTCATTGGTTTACTTCTAAACCCAGGTAAGTCAAAGACTTACCACAAACAACACAACTACTCTTTATTGCCAAAAAAAGCTCCCCAA